GACATGTTTGGTGCTGATGATGAATTAGGCGGCGATGAATTTGGCGGCGACATGATGGGCGGCGATGAATTTGGCGCTGGCGAAGAAGAAAATGAATTCCAAAGCATGTTTGAATATGTAAACAAAGTTGCATTACCTAAACATGGTAACAACGGTGATAACAACACAAGTTTGTTTAATAAACCTAAATACAATGACATGGGCGGCGTAGCTCCTAAATTTGGTGGCACAGCTTCAGGCGAAGGCACTAAAGGTGGATTATTAAAACCTACAACAACTAAAATGGACGGCGGAAACCAAAATGTACCTGGCAACGCAAAAGCTCCTAAGTTACAAAAAGTACCTGCAGGACACGGTAGTGAAAGAAAAGGCACTGGCGAAAAAGCAGCAAACACAAGAAGTTTGATACCAGGTAGAAAGTAATATATGTTACATCTCCGAGAAAACCTTAGCTTCAACGAAGCACAAATGATCGTTGAATCCGACGACAAGGAAGGAAAAAGTTTGTATATGAGCGGTATTTGTATACAAGGCGGTATCCGTAACGCAAATCAACGTGTGTATCCTGTGAGCGAGATTAGCAAGGCTGTTAAAACCCTCAACGATCAAATTCAAAACGGTTATTCTGTGCTCGGAGAAGTAGATCATCCAGATGATCTAAAAATAAACTTAGACCGAGTTTCGCATATGATAACTAACATGTGGATGGAAGGCCCAAATGGTTACGGTAAACTTAAAATTTTACCAACACCAATGGGACAATTAATCAAAACAATGTTAGAAAGCGGAGTGAAACTTGGCGTTAGTTCACGCGGATCTGGTAACGTTAGCGATAGCGGATCCGGTGAAGTTTCAGATTTTGAGATTATCACAGTTGATATGGTAGCTCAACCAAGTGCTCCAGGAGCTTACCCTACGCCTATTTACGAACACCTAATGAATACACAAGGTGGCCTTAAATCCTTTCGCATAGCGGAAGAAGTTAGAGGAGATCCAAAAGCACAAAAATACCTCAAAGAGAGCTTATTGAATATAATAAGCAAACTCCAATAGTAAAGGAGAATCACATATGTTGGACGCACTAAAAACTTTATTTGAAAACAATGTGGTTTCGGCAGAGATCAAAGAGTCTATTGAACAAGCATGGGATCAACGTATTGTTGAAAACCGTGAATTAGTTTCTCAACAACTCCGCGAAGAATTCGCTCGTAAATACGAGCATGATAAGAGCACAATGGTTGAAGCAGTTGATCGTATGATTTCTGAGCAACTTCAAAGTGAACTTAGTGAATTCGTTGACGATCGTAAACAACTAGCAGAAATGAAAATTAAATTTGCTAGAAAAATGACCGAAAGCGCAAAAACCGTTAACACTTTTGTTACACGTCAGTTAGCACAAGAAGTTAAAGAATTACACGAAGATCAAATGACAATGGCTAATAAATTTGGTACATTAGAACACTTCGTAGTAGAAGCTCTTGCACAAGAAATTGCAGAGTTCTACAAAGATAAAAAAGACGTAGCCGAATCAAAAGTTCGTCTGATTCGTGAAGGTCGTCAAGAAATCAAACGAGTAAAACAACAGTTTGTACAACGTGCAGCTGCAATGGTTGAAAGTGTTGTAGGTACTACCTTAAACGCTGAAATTACTGCATTAAAAGAAGATATTGAATCAGCTCGTCGTACAGATTTTGGTCGCAAATTATTTGAAGCATTTGCTGTTGAATATCAAGCGAGTTACTTGAATGAAAAATCCGAAACTGCAAAATTGCTCAAAGTCATAGACATGAAAGATTTGGCCATCAATGAGGCTGCACATGCAGTTGTCAAAGCTGAAAAAATATTAGAAAGCAAACAAGCAGAAATCGTTGCGTTGAAAGAGTCGCAAGAAAGAAAAGCAATTATGAGCGAATTGTTGGCTCCTCTAAACGCTGAACAACGCTCTATTATGGGCGAATTGATGACGAGTGTGAAAACTTCAAAACTTAACGAAAGCTTTGAAAAATACTTACCGGCAGTAATTTCTGGTAAACAAGCACCACAAAAAAGACAAGCTCTTGTAGAAGCTAAAGAAATAACAGGAAACAAAGCTGTTTCCACAACCACCCGTAGCAGCGAAGATGAATCAAACATTATTGATATCCGCCGCCTCGCTGGTCTATAAAAATTTAGGAGAATTTAAATGTCAGAACTACTTAATGGCCGTTGGGCAGAAACAAAGCAAGCACTTTTAGAAGGCTTGACAGGTACAAAAAAATCAGTAATGGGCGTAACACTTGAAAATACACGTAGGTATTTGATAGAATCTCCTACTGCTGGTGCTACATCAGCTGGAAACATCTCAACTTTAAACCGTGTGATTTTACCAGTAATTCGTCGTGTTATGCCAACTGTTATTGCTAACGAATTGGTAGGTGTACAACCGATGACTGGCCCAGTTGGTCAAATCCATACATTGCGTGTTCGTTATGCAGATTCTAGCACAGGTGCTGGTGTATTAGCAGGCGAAGAAGCATTAAGCCCATTCAAAATTGCAGAAAGCTATTCAGGTAATGAATCAGCTACAGCGAAAGCTGCATCAACTGCAACTTTAGAAGGACAAGCAGGCAAAAAAATGAGCATTCAAATCTTGAAACAAACAGTTGAAGCAAAAACTCGTAAGTTATCAGCTCGCTGGACATTTGAAGCTGCTCAAGACGCTCAAGCACAACAAGGTATTGACGTTGAAGCAGAAATTATGGCTGCATTAGCTCAAGAAATTACTGCTGAGATTGATCAAGAAATTATCGCTTCATTGTTAACATTGGCTGGTTCAGATGTTGAAAGATATGACCAATCTGCAGTATCAGGTACTGCTACTTTCGTAGGTGACGAACATGCTGCATTAGCTGTTCAAATCAACCGTGTAAGTAACTTAATTGCACAACGTACACGTCGTGGCGCTGGCAACTATGCTGTTGTATCTCCATTTGCTTTAACAATTTTACAATCAGCTACTACTTCAGCTTTTGCTCGTACTACTGAAGGTACTTTTGAAGCTCCTACTAACACTAAATTTGTTGGTACATTAAACAATTCATTGAAAGTATATGTTAACAGTTATGCAACTGATAACACATCTATCTTAATTGGTTACAAAGGTGGTTCAGAATCAGACGCTCCTGCGTTTTATTGCCCTTACATTCCTTTGATGTCTTCAGGTGTTGTTTTAGATCCATCAACATTTGAACCAGTTGTATCGTTCATGACACGTTATGGTTATGTTGAACTTTCTAACACTGCGTCATCTTTGGGTAACGCTGCTGACTATTTAGGTCGTGTTGGTATTTCTAACGCTAACGTAAGATTTAGCTAATTTAAACTTAGGTTTAATTATATTAAAAAGGCTCTTTGGAGCCTTTTTTTATGATAAATACATCATGACAACACAATTCTATACACCTACCACAATTCAAGAAGTTACACCTACAGACGATTATTTGATGCAACCTATTATAGGATGGAATCACAATGGCGCAATATATGATAACAACTATGCTGTTACTAAGCAACCGCTTTATACTATCAGTGGGTTGTGGATGGAGAAATATCTCAGTCATACTAGCGAGTTATGGTGTACTGGACTTAATATTCTAGACACTGAGCAATCAGTAGTAGGTATAGAATTTTCATTGCTAATGCATCGATTTTCAAGAATTGAAGATTTACGATTGCAATTAACGCTAAATGGCGAAGCAATTGGTGATAACATGGCAAGTCCAGTTAATCCTGTACAAAGTAATATGTATACAGGTGATAATAGTCCATTACTTCCTATAATAGGCGACTCTAATATATACGGTAGTTCTACTAATTTATGGGGAACAACTGGATTAACTAGTACCAATGTCTCCGATCCGTCATTTGGAATCATAATTAGTTTCCGCAGTAATCAAGTATATCCACATCGTGATATAGCGCAAATAAATCAGATTGCGTTAGGTATCACCTACGGATAAATACTTAGTCATTCAAGTGCTGTAAACACAGACTTATGCAGTACCCACTGCGTATGGCTTAAAACGTCAAAGGAGAAAACAATGGGACGTCCACTCAATAAAAGATATTTTGGTAACCGTAATGTCGGTTCAGCATCCACTACTGCAGATGATGGTATTGGCGGTAAAAGTGTAGCAAGTATTCCAGTAACTACTGCTAGTACATACACTACTCGTCCGTTAGTAACATTAACTGGTGCACCTAATTTAGTAAAAGGTACAGCTGCTACTGCAACTATTACTTCAGAAGCAGCAACCGGTGCAACTACTACTCCGGGTACAGGTTATACTGTTGGCGACACTCTTACATTATCAACTGCAGGCGGCACAGCTGTTGCAGTTGTAGCTAGCATCACTGGCGGTGGCGCAACTGGTCCAATTGGCTTAGTTAACTTTACTGGTACTGGAGCAAGTCGTGGTAGTTTTGAAGCATTACCTGGTGTTAAAGTTGCCGCAGTCGGTGGAACTGGCACAGGCGCTGAAATTACTATTACCTTCCAAGCTAAATCAGTAAAAGTATTACCTGGTTCAGGTTACACAACTACAACTCCAACTGCAGCAGCAACACAATCTGTTGTATTAGGAACCGTGGTAATGACTACTCCAATTGCAAATACTGCTACAGTAGGTTCAGGATTTAATCCAGAGTCTGCAATTATTGCGTATGCATATACTGCGTCATCTTCTAAACAAGCTGACATTGTTAAACAAGTTTCAACCGATCGTTATAAAGTTGTTACCTCAGATACTACTACACCAATTATTGCAAAACTAATAACAGTTGGCACACCTGCTGCAGTTGGCGAAATGATGATTAAAGCAACTGATAGTGCCGGTAAACCATATTTTGTTAAAAAATTAACTTCACGTAAAGTAGTTATTGTTCCAGATACATCTTCTGTTACTGGACACCAATTTCCTGCAACCTCTGCTGGAGTTTATCAAAGACCTCAATGGACACTTGGCACTGCAACAGCAAATGTATCAGTAAAAATAGAAAACGGTTAATAAAAATTAGATAAGGGGTCGCAAGGCCCCTTTTTGAGGAATATAAATGTCAAAAATATTAAAAATTAGCCAAGGTGATTACATAGTTCAAGTACCTTCTGGTAAAAAAATTACGTTAGATACTGATTCGTTACATGTTACCGGTAATATCGTTGTTGAAGGCACTACTACTGAAATCCAAACGACGAATACTACTATTGCTGATAATATAATCGTTTTAAATAAAGGTGAAGTAGGTCCCGGAATTACAAAAGCTGCCGACCAATCTGGTTTTGAAATTGATCGTGGAACATCTAACGGATTACCTAGCGGATTAAAATTATCTGCAAGTTTAATATTTGACGAATCATTATCTGCATTTGTATTAAACACTACTTCTAACACAACTACTACCTTAACTAATTTATATGCAAATACTGCTAATTTAAATAAAGTCTCGAGTAACGACGTAGGCATTACTCTTAGTTTAACAAATGATAACACTACAGTAACTATAGAAACACCAAATTCAGCTACTGATTATCATAATCGTACCTTAGTTTCTAACAGCATTGTAACTAAACAATATCTTGAAAATTATGTTGAAGCAGACAGTGGTCGTGCTATTGTTAGTCAACTTTTGCAAACAGCAGGAACTGTTACTAATTCACAAGTTCTAGCAACTGCAGACGCAATTGAATTTTATGTTGGCGAAACAGACAGTGTTAAAAATTTAATTGGAAAAATACTAATCGATGGAATTTATATTGACCAAATACAAAGTATAACAGGTGATACTGTATTTTTTGTATCAAATATCGAAAGTGCATATAATTTAACACTTACCGGTAATGTGGATATTATAGGTGATGCTAACCGAGACATTACACTTACAACAGATGGCACTGGTGTTATTACTCTTACATCAGGAACTACAGGTACAATTAACAATGTAGATATTGGGTTAACTACTCCTGGTAACAGTAAATTTAATAACTTGCAAGTAACTACTTCAGCTACTCTTCCATCAGGTCCAACAACTGGTGCCGGTGGTCGTCCAACTAATGCTGCTGCAGGTAACATACGATATAACACAACTATTAAATCGTTTGAAGGATTTAACGGTACATTATGGGGTACTGTAGGCGGCGGTTTACAATCAAGTCCAGGAATTGAAACAAGCAATTATACTGCATTATCAAATAATTTAGTTAGAGCAAATTCAACAGCTGGTGGGTTTACAATTACACTACCAGATGCACCAAATGACGGCGATGTTGTTGGTATTATTGATGTTGCAAATACATTTGGTATTAGCGGTAAAGAAGTAACAGTTGTTCCGGGCGCAGTTGGCACAATTGAAGGTACTACTGATGTAGTTTTAGACTTAGAAGGTACATTTGTATCATTTGTGTATATTGCAGCAGTTACTAACTGGAAGTTAGAACAAACACCAACCGGACCAAGCAGCGGATCTGCAGGATTAACTATTTCAAATAGTCGAGTTGTTTCTCGAGTTACAACAGCAACTGCTACACCTACTGCATTGACATTTGACGGCGAAGTGCCAAGTGCAACTAATCAACTAATTTTACCAAACGACAGCACTTATACATTTTCAATTTTAGTAACCGCAAGACGGACAGATGCAGATAACGAGTCTGCAGGCTATAAATTTGAAGGAGTGATTGATCGTAATACTATTGCAGCAACAACTAATTTTGTCGGAGTACCGATTAAAACTGTGCTAGCAGAAGATTCGGCTTTGTGGGATTGTGTTATTTCAGAAGATACCGTTAACGGTGGATTACGAATTACAGTTACTGGCGAAGCAAATAAAACAATTAAATGGGTAGCAGTATGCAATACCGCAGAAGTTACTGGATAAAAATAAACCGTATATCAACAAGGAATTTTAAATGTCAAAAAATCTTTCAAACATTCTAAAAGGAGGAACTCTTCCAGTTATTCACGGAGGTACTGGCGTAACAGTATCAACTGGTACCGGAAGTGTTGTATTAAATACAAGTCCTTCATTAGTTACTCCTGACATAGGTATTGCGACTGCTACTTCAATTAATAAAGTAATGTTTACTCAACCAACCGGTAATGCGACGTTGACTATTGCAAATAATAAAGTATTAACTGTAAGCAACACTATATCATTTACTGGCACTGATTCAGCTGCAGTTGAAGTTAGTACCGGGGGAACAGTAACTTATACGAAAGATAAATTATCAGTATTTTCAACTACTACATCAGCTGAGTTAGCAGGTGTTATTTCAGACGAGACTGGTTATGTTGCTGGTGCAATATTAATGTTTAACGACAGTCCTACAATTAAAAACTCAATTGTTACTACGTCAACTAGTTTTGATTTACTCAATACTAACGCAACTACTGTAAACTTTGCAAGTGCTGCAGGAACTATTAGCATTGGTGCATCCGGTACTGGAACTACAACAATTAATCATAATTTACAAGTAGCTGGTGATATTTTCTTTAATGGTACTGCAAGTCAGTTAAGTGCATCAACTATTGAAGTAACTGACACATTAGTAATGTTGGCTAAAAATAACCCGGGTGATATTGTAGATGTTGGTTGGTATGCGTCTTATATTGCAACTGCAACAGGTGTAAAAACATATACCGGTTTAGTAAGAGATGCTAGTGAATCTGATAGATCGTGGAAATTGTTTAGCGGAACAATTACTGCACCGTCAACTACAATTGATTTTGGTAATGCAGTCTATGATAACTTAAAAATAGCTGCATTAACTGCAACCACTGGTAACTTTTCCGGACAAATAACATCAACTCTTGCACAAGGTACTGCACCATTTTCAGTTGTGTCAACTACCCCTGTTACTAATTTAAGCATTGGCGGAAATGCTGCAACTGTTACTACAAATGCAAATATGACAGGACCAATTACAGGTACCGGCAATGTTACATCTATTACAAGTCAAACCGGTACAGGTACTAAATTTGTAATGGATACTAGTCCAGTTCTAATTACACCTACTATTGGTGTTGCTACTGCTACATCAATAAACGGGTTAACACTTACTGCATCAACCGGTACATTAACTATTGCAACTGATAAAGTATTAACCGTAAGCAATACATTAACCTTTACTGGTACTGATACATCATCTGTAGC